GCGTCAGATGCGGAAACGGTTCCAGCTGTTGTTATGTTACTATCAATATCTATTATACCGAATCCAGGTACAAGCGATCCAACTTCAAGATCACCAACTGCGTTTATGCCAGTCTGAGATGTGTCAACACTGAATGTCGCATTTGAAAGTGTTAGTCCAGTACCAGCATCGTATGTTGTATCTACGTTATTCTCATCCGATGTTATTGTTATTGTATTTCCAGCACCATTAACGGTTATACCAGTTCCACCTTCAAACGTAACGGTCTCTGTTCCTCCACTACCATCGTTTGTTAATACCATAGACGGATCAGGACCAGTGGCTATTGACATTGTATACGTTGTATCGGTTCCACCTAGCGTTGACTGGTCAATTGCTTGGATATTACCATCCATGTCAATAACCAATACACTAGCTTCACTGTCAACTGCTTGTGACGTTTGTCCTATATTTATTCCTGCGGAGGCTGTTACAGTATTTAATACTGCATCACTGCCACTGACTATTACTTTTTTCCACGCCATTTTGTTGTTTCCTTTATATTATGTTATTTAATATGTTTTTCCATTGAATTGACTTACCTGTTCTGGTAATATCGGTGTTGGCAAATAATATCCGGCTGTTCCAGATACTGGTTGATATATGCCGGGTGGTGCTGGATATATTAATCCAGCGTCAGTGAATACATGTGATCCAGATGATACTGTGTGTGTTCCATATTGTGGCGCAGCGTTTGTGCCACTTGGCATATATATTGTAACAGCGTCGGTTGGGCCAGTTAGTAATATGTCACCACTAGCATATCTATTACAGCTTACCGATAAACTGGTCATTGATGAGCTAAATTGCATAATTCTGTGTGTTGGGAAAAAGTCATATATTGCATCCGGACCATCTCCAAATGCCTTCATCTTAATATGATGTGCAACGTAGCTATAATCTACGCCAGTTAGTAATGATCCAGATCCAATAGGCACATTTAATAGTGATGCGGACGTTGGTGATCCACCGGATACAGTGTATATTTGATTAGCATCATATTGTGCTGGTGAATATTCTGATCCAGTATAATAGTTCAAGTGAATTGATTTGCTTTCATAGTTAGCTGTGAATGCGATGGTTTCCATTGGCAATGTATGCTCAACTAATCCAGCGTATCCAGTTCGTGGACTACCATCAACTGAATATACCATGCTTGTGCAATTTGTGGAAGAGTTGACAACAAATATAGATTGTAAATCCCCTATTATAGATGGGGATATTGTAAAGCTTGCTGTTGCAGCCACGGTTTCATCTTCATCTATTTGCATAATGACATCAGGCCAAGTAGTATTATCAAAGAATGATGTACTTATTTGCAAATATCCTGCTGCTGATATTGATGATGATCCAGTTGCCAACGATGCAGATACTAGATATTCATCCATACTGGATAAGAAGTCTGCATTTGGTATACCAGTATATGACAGACCACTGCCAGAATCATATATATAGAATCCTGCATCAAATGTGCCGTCTGTTGTCTTGGTTATAGTATCGCGATTGAACCACCCATTTGCATTTTTAGATGCTTTTGCACCATGTTGCAGTTTGCGTGGGAGTCTATGCTTAGGTCTAAACATTAGGTCATTGGATGAATCGGCAACAGAAGCTACCAACTCAGTCCATGATTTTATTTCCCATTTGTTTTTGTATTTTGCCATTTGTTTTCCTTATTTGATTATAAATATCAATATCCTAGGTAAAAATCACCAGATGCACTATAGAACATTCCACCTGCAACTACATCTGGTGTTTCAAAGAATTGCCCTAACATTGTTACACCTTGTAGATTTATCACAAATCGTGCTTCTTCGTCGTCATTTAGTTTTACGGCGAATAGTGGAGATGTTCCGTCTCCGTTTATTTGCATTGTTGATGTTGACATTATTGGGGCGAATAATGAACCTGATATTTGTAAATTAAATTGTGGGTCAACTATGTTGAGTCCAACATTTCCATTTTCAGCTGTGCCAAAGGGTGAGGATATTATTGTTCTTGGCGCTGATGATCCAATTGGAAATGAAATATTGTCAGTTATATCAACTACATTTGAATTGATAATATCTATGTTGACAGTGTTTACCTTCTCCGGCGATATATCAACGGACACATTAACATCAGTTGGCGCCAATATATTGTCAAACACCTGATCGACTACGATAGTTGATCCGTCTAGCACATTGCTATCCGATACGACTATTACATTAGTTCCAAGCGTAATATCACTTATATCGAGGCTGTTTGCCGCAACATCTGATACTTCGATTGAATCATTGTTTTTCAGTATGTCTATAGAGTGCGCCAAGAGCTACCTCGTTACCTGCTTTGAAAGTCTAATAGATCCTTGTAGCAACCGCGTTACCGTTCCTTCATCATCTTCTAATTCGATGTCATATACCGCAGTATCGAATATATAGTTTGTTGTTGCTGCAGCCTCAATTCGGAGTCCTATTGTTCCGCTTGCTGTAGTCTCTGGTGTTGCTAATATTGTTAGTCCACCATCCGATGCTGTTGAAAATGTATCAATGGTTGATCCATCAGATATAGATTCACGTATATGCATTCGCACGTCGTATCCAGTTAGAGGAATAACGGTGTTCAGCTTATCCTTATATGTGAATTGCTTAACAACGGTTGTTCCCTGTTCTATTGTAAAATTATATATTCCAGCTGACATTAGTTCTCCTGATGTTGTTTATTATAAGTATCAACAGCCACGACCATATTTATTTTTTATGGTTCTTGTCATAGTGTGGCAAGATTTCGTCTAATATTGGGTGACGGTGGTTTTCTAATAACTGAATTAGATTTAGACGTTCAATTGTTGAAATTGATGATAGGAAATTTAAGCCGGTATCACTACGATGCTTCAAGTCAGTTTGATCTGTATCTCCACAGAATAGCATCTTTGATCCTATACCTATTCTTTGTAATATCATCAATGTTTGATCATGTTCCAAATTCTGACATTCATCAATTATTACAACTGAATTTGTGAATGTTCTACCACGCATATATGATACTGGAACTATCTCAATTTGATCATTACTTATCAATTGGTCAATTCGTTCTCTACGTAGTAATTGATACATGTTACTATATATAGGCGCAACCCAAGGACCCATTTTTTCTTCTAATTTTCCAGGTAGATAACCTAGATCCTCTTTTGAAATTGTTGGTCGAGTAATAACGATCCTATTGACCTGTCGGTCTAATACCATTTGCAGTGCTATTTGGCATGCTAATAATGTTTTACCACTACCTGCTTTTCCCAATATTACGGCTATGTCCGATTCAAGAATCGTCGCCTTAGCTTTTTTCTGCTCTTCATTTAACGATAATAAAAATCTATAACCTTTTTTGTTATTCTTTTTACCAGTCTTTGTAAAATCACATGTCATATATTATCTCCTTTATTACCTATAAATATACACTAGACAAAAAAAGAGACCTATTCCTAGGTCTCTCTTAATAAATATATAGTATTAGTATACTACAATTACGCTGTTGTTACTGCGCCAATCGAACTTACGTTCGTAGCTGGAACAGTTACTACACCATAGTAATCCTTACGAACTACTTTCTTAGCGTAACGTGTCATTACACCTTTTCTTGGCGTAAAGTTGGTTGGATCATAAACCAGTGGAGTCATAATTAATGGAATATATGGCGCAAATACTGCTCCAGTTTCCAAGAATTGATTACCTCTGAATCCAACTAAGATATCATCACCAGTCCAATACGGGTTTTTGTAAACCGTCCATCTGTTTCTAAGTGCACCAACTGCGGTTACACCCATTGCAAATTTCTCTGATGTACCATCTGTATCAACTGAGTATCCTGGGATAGCTTCTAAATATGTTGCAACTTTCGGAGAACATACCATGAAGTTAGCACCACCACGCATAGTTGATTGATGTATAACATTAGACATATTTTGTAGCGTTCCACCTAACGTAGCTAGTTGGTCAGATTGAACCATACCACCTGAGATAGTTGGGAATGTGTGTGTTGCCGAAAATGCAGCAGCACCTTTTAACATTGCTAATATTTCCATATCAATTTCCATTGAGATGTATTCAGAAAGCATTGATGTTAATTCAGCTTCTGCATCAATTGAATGATACGCATTCAAATCTTGTGCAAATTCTGGAGACCATTTAACCTTTAGTTTACGTGTTTTCGCAACCAAAGCCTCTTGTTCTAGTTTAACTTCAATTTCTGGAATTTCAAGATCTACACCTTTACCATCCGCAGTTCCACCCATTTCAATTCCGACTTTGTCTTCAAAATCACCACGTAAATGTGCTGTTGCAGTATTTGCGTAATAATGAATATTACCTATAGCTCCAGCTATCATACCATCAAACGTAGCAACGTTTCCTGTTGTAATTGATTTTACCGGATAATGTACAGAATTAGATACAAAATAGAATGATTTTGCTAAATCTAAATCTGCGTCAGCTAATGCGATAGTCGATGCAGATGATACTAATGTTACTTCAGCAGATACCTTTTTACCTAACGAGTAACCAGCAGATTCACCACGTACTTCACCATATAATGCAGAAGCAGTATTTGCAGCACCTTTTTTGTCAGAATTACCAAACAAAGAATCGTCTTTAGTATTCTTACCTTTAGTTGTTCCGTATTTGAAATCCATCCAGAAAACTAAACCAGAAGGCAAGTTCATTGGTTGTACAGATACAAATTCTTTTGCAGAAATTTCACCGAAAATTCTACGAACTAATGGTAATGCAACACCGTTCCAGTCTTCAGCTTGTCCACCAGCATTGATACTATTTGATTCTGAAATTAATTGTTTTGCTTGGTTTTCTAAAAGGATAGCAGTATTATGTTTGTTATAATCTGTATCGATTCCTTCTAGTAATCCAGTTGCTTCCCACTTTGTAACAAGACTCTTAGTCTCGTTTCTTTGTGCTCTAAATTGAGCTTGTGAGTCATTTAATAAGTCATTAATTTGTGACATTATTTTCTCCTAATCTTCTAATTGTTTTTATTTTAAACCAGCCAGTCTTTGCATTCTAGATGAAAAGTGATTGGCTTCAACGATTACGTCCTTAGACGGTTTAGTTGACTTTGTTGCTTTAGATGCGAATCCTTCAGCTACACGTTGTTTTTTTGGAGAATATCCAGTTAATGATTCAGCTAATGTTGAATACACTAATTTTACTTCGCGTACTGAGTTTGCTCTGTCGAACGTTTCAATTACATTCATCTTTTGAGATTCAGATAAATTGAACGATCTAAACAATTTGTTTGAGAACAACAGTTTTGAATTCAATAAATTAACTTCGTTGATTGTATCTTTCAAGGTTTGGATTGTCTTGTAAGCTTCCTCTAAGTCATTATTTTCTTCTACTGCTTCTTCTTCGTCTGCATCTTCTTGTAACGATTTGATGATTTCGTCTAAATCAATTTCTTCTTCTTCTTCAGCTTCAGGTTCTGCTGCTTCGTTTGTTTGACTTTCGTCTAACTCTTCTTCAGCTTCTTCTTCGTCTTCCAATTCTTTGATGATTGATTCTAACTCTAATGCTTCTTCATCCTCATCTTCAACAGCCTCTACTACCTCATCTTCTGCAGATTCTTCGTCTTCATTATCTTCTTCAGCTTCTGCGTCTTCAACTATGTTGATTTCGTCAAGCTCTGAATCGTCTAAATCGTCTTCCATATCTTCAGCTATTTTTTGTGATAGCATAGATTGAAGTTTCGGTGTGAAAGCTTCCTCTAATGCAATTTTAGCGTTAGCTATCGCGGTTTCACGCACAGCTTTAGCGTCAGCAATTGCTTCTTTTAACAAGTCTTTTGACATTGTTTTCTCCTTAAATATTTTGTTTGGAAATAGGGTTATTATGAACCCCAATAGAAATTATAATGTAGCAGGTGTATTATATATAAGATGATACATTTTTGTGCTATTCATTTTATAAGTATCATTGCCTTTCGCCAAAAACAACAATAGGGGGATGATTAGTCCCCCATGTTAAATATAGTATGTATATATTATTACATTGCCTGGCCGTCAACAATTGTTGTCCAGCATTCAGTGTCATTCTCAGTTTCTCTAAACTTTTTCAGCCTCATAAACTCAGCACGAACTGCGTCTTTTTTCTTTTTTCGTCTTGCAACAGCTGGTTTTGTATATTCCATTCTGTCCTTGAATTCAGTTAAGATTTCTGATTCTTTAACCTGTCTCTTGAATATTTTAAGAGCTTTTTCCAAATCTCCAGTAGTTGGTCCTGGTACATTTACTCCATTTGGAATTCCTGGAATAATGAAGTCAGTTTTTTTTCTACTTGTCTTGTTTGAATTTTCACGATAATTACTTTGGTACTTTGGCATGCTTGTCCTAGTTTAGGTGGTTATTATTTTATATTGTTAAATATAACAAAAAAAGATGACATAGAAAAATCTGTGCCATCTTTTATTATATAAATGTTGTTAATTATTTCAAGTAGACTGGTTAGTCTCCTATGTAGTTATCCAATACATCTTCAACAGCTTGCCAAGCTTTAGCAAATTTACGTGTTAATCCCTTGTCCTGCTTAGATATAATCTTATACATGTTACCCATTGCTGTGTGGTATTTGTTGTAGTTGGAATCAAATTCTGACGATTCATTTAACGTTGGTTCGGAGCTTTCCTTTAATTTTTTGCCCCAACCTTTGCCATATGTCTTAATCATTTCAGCATCGCTGTTCAGCTTAACCTTGCCATTCGATTCAACCTTATGCTTACCATTACCATCTAATCCTAAATGAACATCGCCATTTGGTAGTTTAGCCGGTCCCTTTTGTTTCCAATTGAACCCAGTTGATTTTATGGTGGATCCACTCTTTGGATCGCTTCCAGCAAAGTTGTCAGCTTCAGCTATTGTAGTCTTGATCAATTGTATTAATTCAGTTTTTTTCATAGCTAATTCCGTATATTACTTTTTTCGATTTGGTAATGCGCATTTACATGTTAAATCGCATAGCATATCGTTTATTATATTGTGAATGTTTACATATTTACTGGCTGGCATACTATTTGATACTGATTCATTTACACCAGCTGGATGCATAAATGCTCCATGTGTTGATGGATTGGATACGAAATCCCAACAAACTAATTCAAAATCGTCTTGTACTTCAACAGTTCCATTTTCTCTAATTTCTTTAACCGATCCTAACCCACGTGATGATATACCTAGCTTGATTCCAGCTTTAAGGAGTTCCTTCAATATGTTTCCAGATGGCGTTCCAAGTATTTCTACCTCTCCAACAACATCATCGCCTTTCCACCATACCTTTCTAATATTGTGCGATACATTAGATAGATTGACAACACTTGATTCTGGATGATCTAATTCACCTAATGCTCTATTTTCAGCGATAAATGTATCTGAATACTTTGTCACCTCGCGCATTAATATTTCTCTAGGATAAACTCGACCGTTTTGGTTTTTTGCACCTGAACGTTGTAATACGCCAGTTACTATTACTCTACCGTTATTATTTTTTTCTGATTCAGATATTAATTCTGGACTGATTTCGAATAGACTATAGTCTACTAAAAGCTGCTTTGACATTAAAATCTCCTAAGTTTTTCAGATATTCGTAACATTTTTTCTGATACTTTGCTAAGATTAGCTTTAGTGCTCTTCCAATATGTGTTTGAATCCACTCCAGCTTCTTGTTTTAGCTTTGAGTTTTGATTAACGATTTGTTCAATATAAAATAGTTTACTGTTGATCTCTTTAATTGATCTATTGACCTTTTGCTGTTGCGATGATGTATCGTCACGCTTATAGTCTCTATATGTAGCTTCGCCTAAATGCATTTCCTTAGACAGTGCCATAAATGAAGATTCAGTTTTACGTTTTGTTTTTTTCTTAAACGCCTTTGGAGTGTTGAATGCTTCTCCACCACCAGTTGCGTTTTCTTCGTCGATGTCCATGTCTTCGTTGCTCTGTGCATCTTCAAACATTTCGTCTAAATCATCAGCTAATGACATTGTTCAATTCTCCAATTAGATCGTAAGCGCGCATAACTGATATAATATACTTATCTTTTAGCGTCTTTACGTTTTTGATTTCAGTCAATTGAGCACATACTTCAGAAAGTTTAATCTGAACAATATCATCGTCTATCTTATTAGATAGTTTGCTTATTGTTCGGACTGTCTTATTTATTTCAACATGTAAGTATTGCTTTAATGTGTCGGTATTCGATATATTGTTTATATATTCACGAAGTAATGACTTTTGATCGGTTGACAAATTACCGCCCCATTTCTCATTGAATTTCTCAATAAGTATTCTATATGAAAGCAGACGAATGTCTTTGTCTTGCTCCTGATATAGTGAGTGAGCTTCACTAATTTGTGTCTTGGATCTATTTGTGATTGTTTCAACCAAGTTGTATCGATATCGTATCTTCTTAGATGGAGTCGTTCCCTCGAATAGACAGTATATTGATGCATTGTTTGCGTAATTTGTTATTTTTTGACTGAAGAATGCTTCGATTGAATAATGCTTTCGAATTTCCTTTATTAAATTATATTTCTGCCTGCGTATTGACGACATGTTTAGTCGAGATTGTTCCAATATCACTGCGTCTATAAATTTATTTGCCTTTGTGTCGGTATTGAATTTTTCACGTAACAGCGTTTGATATAATCCCAACTCGCGTGTTAACGATGTGTTTTTCTTGAAAAATTCCCTAATGACTCCGGTTGCAGGAGAATTATCAATTCCCTGTAAAGTGTCATTGGTCACTTGACGAACAAGCAATTCGAATATTATTCCGGTATTTTTGTATTTTGAATGTTTAGCCATTTCTGTGTCCTAACACTTAGTTTAATATAAATATCAATTTATAAACTAAATTCCATCTTCAATTATGTTATTCTCATTCAATAATGATGATTTGTCAACTTTATGCATTGTTTTAAATAGGTTCTTAACCATTGCCTGCTTATCTTCACTGGTCATTCTTCTATTGTTTTTGTTATTTTTCAACTTACGGTTTCTACTTCTATCTTCCTTACCAATTGTGTCTCTACCTCTAGCTGCTTTTTGTGAACCATAGTGAACAGGTTCCTTTGGACGGCCTGCGCCTGGCTTATTTTCAGATACGTCATCTGCATCATCAGATTCTTTGTCATAGAAGTCAACTGGTTGGGCTGGTTCTTCTTCAGCATTCGAATCCTGATTATATGCCTGACCATCTTGATCAACTTGCTGAGACATTGCACCCTGTTGAAGTGCCCAGTCTGTTGCAACTGCTTCACCAGATTCAGCTGGATCATTACCACTTTCCAATTCATTATGTCTAAACAATCGTTTTCTGTCTGATAATACTTTGGCTTGTTCTTTTGCAAGATCAGCGTCATTTAATCCAAATACATTTTCATATATCCAATCTTCAGATAGCATTTTTAGATCTTTAATGCTTGATGCCAAATTAACCTTGGAATCCCATAGTTCGAGTTTTTCTTGTTCGTGTATTGTTGATGCACTAGTCAATGATAAACTAAAGTCTACAAGTTCTTGTTCTGTGAATCCCTGTGAGTATAAATGAACCATTGCAATTTTAGTTAATTCTGATACAAATATGCGTTGTACACGTTCTATTGTTCTAGCAAATCTAACGTCTTGTGCAGCTAGTGTTGCCTTATCACCAACGCCTTCTTCGTATCCTAAAAATGCCTTAGGTATCTTTAATGCTGCGAACATTCTATGCTTAAGATATTCAATGTCATCTATACCAGTCCAATCCATTCCGCTCATTGTGTCTATTTCTGTTCCAGATTGACCACCTCTAACCGGTAAATAAACGTCCTCTAACATGTTTTGCATATTAAATTTCAAGTTGTATTGTCCAGTTTGTGGATCTAGATACGGAGTTTTCTTCATATTTTGCATAACTCTCTGCATATATGTGTCTACTTCAGCTGGTGGAATATTACCAATATCAATTTTATAAATACGTTTTTCTGGGGCTCTCATGATTCTGTGGATCATCATTGCATCTTCCATTAACGTTAATTGCTTAAATACTTTCCTAGCTGGTTCAACCATTGATTTACCGTATGGTAGGAAATTCATATCATTCAATAGTCTAAAGTGAGCTATTTCATAATTATTATATTCTTTCTTTGTTGCAGCAATACCACCAGCTAATTGTCCTGCCATAGTTGGATCATGGGTGAATTTTACCTCTTCCTCATTATCTGGATTGGTACCTTCTTCTCTGAACATTTCATATGACGACAGTGGTGTAACATTGGTGACACCTAATGTTTCAGTTATGTCCATCTTTAAATATAGATCACCATATTTGCACATGTTTCTTATCCATGGCCATATATTAAATTCAATGTTTAGTACATCATAAAATAGATTGTTTAATACACGTTCAACCTTTTCATTACTAGATGTTATGGTAAGTACATCACCATATTCATTTTTCAATGTTGATTCGTCTGCGTATACATCCAATGCTGAAGATATAATTGAATCTTCATCCATTATTTCGTAGTCAGTATATAGGTTCAATCTTAGTGTGTGGAAATTGGCTTGTTGATTATATCCAACTGCCTTTGATGACTGATATATTCTATTATATCTATCGATCATTCTATTTGTTGATAGCTTCGTGTTTGACTGTGCCTTGTGCACATCAGCAACTTTTAGTCCATTTTCGGTTTTCCGAATAATGGTACCAGTTGAAAATAATGTTGTTAGACGTCCAAAAAATGTCTTATCTGTCATTGTCTATTCCTTTATATTAACCATGTTAAATCTTCTTCTGTATCGCCAGTCTGCATTTTCCATGGATTATTTGCTAAGGTGTTATTGCTATTATAAGCGCCTTGTGCCGTTCCCATGTTATTCAATGCAAGTTTGTTCAATGCTAAACCTTCGCCGTATAACTTTAATGCGTGATCCCTAACATACATTCCAATTGAAAATGCCATTGTTAAATCGTCATTATATCCACGTTGCGCTTCAGCTCTATGGCCTAACCATATGAATACAAACAGTTCCTCAATCAATCGCTTTGACCTTACAATACATGTTTTTTCTCTAAAATAAATATCAAGTTTCGATATCAAAAGTGGTCGGGTCCTAGAAGATGTAGTAAATCCAGGTGTCATATTTTCCCTATTCTTGAGGTCATATCCTTTACTTAACTGTGTTGCTGCATCGTGAACTCCTTCGTGCTTATACGTATAATATAAGTTACGATAATTTCTATCAACGGCTGGTTGAATGGCTGCCCATCCAATGTTTGCGTTCTCAATCACAAGTAGCGCTTCATTGTATTCAGTTGCAACATTTACAAGCATGTTACCAAACTCTTTTGTGTTGATCTGTCCTCGATATTCTGCAACCTGAGTCATTGTAGATGTTTCCAATACATGGAACGTGGAGTAATCTGAGCTATCCCCTCGTGCAACATCGGCTACTACCATATATGTCTTATTGTAATCCACATACTCCCAGATCCAATATTCTTGCTCCATCCCACGTTTTTCTATTGGTTCCTGCACCATGTTATCCATGTACCATTGTAATAGATCTCCTGGAATAACAGTGTTACCAGATGATATGAAGTCACAATCGCATTCCTGCGCTGCCATTTTCTTACCAAGTAGAGAATCTTGCTTATCTCGCCAATCTTGATGTCGATCAGGATGTCTAGACCAGTGTAATCTAACTGGAAAGAATTCTCCAACCTGTTGTTCTGCGTCTACCCATGTTTTATGAAATACGTTACCTGTTCCGTTTGGTGTAGATAGCATAATAGCTCTACCACCAGTTGCTAATGTTTGCTGTGCTGATGTCCATATCTCAGGTAGTTTATCAATAAATGCTGCTTCATCGATTACCAGTAATGATAGCGCTTCAGATCTTGCTGCATCTGGTGCACTCGATACGGCTTTAATATGTGATCCATTCTTGAACCTAAGTGATAGTCTATTGTCTTCGGATGTTCCAACTCTAAGCCAGGTTGGCAACAAATCATGCATTACCCTTACCTTCGTTACTAAATTTTTTGCTGTTTCTTGCTTTATTGCAATAACTAATACGTTGAAATCCTCTCTAAATACCATTGACCACAATGAATATCCCGCAGTAAGTGTTGATATGCCGAGTTGTCTAGATTTTAGAATTATTGTATAGTTGTTTTCATTGAAACTATCCAGTAAATCCTCTTGGAAGTCGTATAAATTGAATTTTATCTTTCCACGTGTTGGATGCTGGATGAAACAATATTTCTTCATGAAATATATTGGATCCTTCGAGCAACGTAGATATTCTTCTGCTAATGCCTGTTTTACTGATTTTGCCATAATGTGCCTACTTTGGTAATGAATAGTCTATTGATCTAACTATAAATATCGTTGTGAATGATCCAACAACAAACCCGACCCATGGCTTATTGTACCATTTATCTATCTGATTCAGTCTGTCATTGTATATGCTTATCTGGTCTAGATATAATTGTATTTCTTGGTTTTTGAAGCCGATTATCGTGCTATCATGCATTGATAACTGATTATAATGGGATATCTGAGTGCGCAATAGGATGATCAACCTATCATTGATTGAATCCTGCTCAACCAATACATCCATAGCTGATATTATGTTGTCGATTTCGATTTGTGGAATGCGGAGTGTGTCTTGTGCAGTTGCAACTATTGGCATCATAGCCAATAACACAATCAATATACATCGCATTATTTTTTACTATATTTTGTTTTAAATGATTTTGCAGTTTTTCTAGCTGATGCAGTTGACTGCTTTGATTTTGATATATTAGCTATGTCGGCTTCCGCTTTCTTTATTTTGAACTTTGCAGCTTTTTTCTTCTCAGTAGTATACTTGACCTTATTATGTACATCGTGAATAGTGTTAACATTCTTGTCAAGTCGTTTTTTTGTATCGTTCTGCTTCTTTGTTCGTATTATCATTAGTCCAATGCAAAAACCTATTGCTGATGCTAATATTGTATATAATCGTTTCATGTAACTATCTCCGTTTATTTTTGTTTGCCGTATTTAGTTGGCGGTATAACCAATTTTTGATTGTATGTTTTTCGTGGAATAACACATATAATATCCCACCAACTACAATTGATATTATATAACAATGTAATTCCATGTTAATAGAATAGCATCTTTATAATTAAACCAATTATAGCAGAATATATTATCCACAGCGCTCTACTTACGGAATTTTTCCATGTTAGTACGCTTTCCAGCTTCACAAGCTGCTTGTCATAGTCAGACTGCTTATCGTCGGCTTCATATCTAAAGTCCGTATTTTTGTTCACCTTAACAACTATTCCGTTTTCTGGATCGAGTATCTTTAGTTTTATATCAGATATATCAGATTTCATATCCAGCTGATGTTGCTGCATGTCAACCAATGCTTTTTCTATTCTAACAATATTGCCATTTGGTAGATTCTGGCGTAATTGTGATAGTTCAGCTATCATATCTTCTATTAATTCTTTTTGTGTTGCCATGTTAAGTTTTACCCAGTTATATTAGTCAGTTTTAATTTTTCGTTTTCAATGTATACATCAAATTCAGCTAGCAATTCGTCGTCGGATTTTCCACCTGACCAATCTTCAATGTCTCCAGCTTCTGATATTTGCGTCTTTGATCCACGTGTTTCTAGCCAGTCTTTAAATTCTGCCCTAGACTTGTGTAGCCATCCTTCAAAATTTCTATTTATTTGACTGTTTTGCCATGCATCATATGTGCCATTTGATCGCATTTCCATTTCAGCATCAGTTTGACAGTGCAGACAATGTTTAAATCGCTTATACATGTATTTGTGCTGATCAGCTAGCATTCTACTGTCGCATTTTGGACAATGTAATGGTATCTTTGCCATTGCTCTAGCCTTATCCAATTTTGTAACGGTCTGTTTTATTCCGTTTTTGATTGTCCAAGTTTTACCATTGTTTTCCCAAACGTCACCTTCAATGTGTTTAGCCATTGATTCTTTGGTGTAGCCTGATCTAATTTGAGTTTTGTTAGTGTAGTCGCCTGTCACTAAATTTCTCATTCGTTGTACTTTGCTTTTTGATATATGCTTCTTCATTGTAACTCTATTTATTATATTTAAACAATCCCAATATTTGATTGATCGGAGCAAATGCGCCTGTTAATTTATATGTGTTGTTTTTATATACGAAGACTATTCCTTCGTTTGAAACTATTTTATCCATACCACCAAGTGATTGTAGTCGTTCTAATTCTAATTTTAACTTGGCTATTTGTACATCATCGCCTTTTTTCATAATATCAGCTATTGCTGATTTTAATTCCTTTTGCATATCTCTTGCTGCCGAACGAGGATCTACGGCTAATACCGATTGCATATTGTATAATACCTCGGCACCCAATCCTAAGAATATCTCTTCGAATTTTCTATTGTTGTTCTTAGCTATTTTTTTATGATCTTTTTTATCAATCTGTTTAGCCCAAGCAATTAACTTTTCATCTACCAATGTTTTCTTGTCTAGTCTAAACGATTTTTCACCAAAGGCCCATCGTTTAGTCAATCCCATTAATTTGTCTTTGTCAAGTGTTTCGGGTGCATTTTCATTAATAAATTTTGTCCACCAACGCTGATGATATTCTGCTAAACCGTCGCTATCTTTGAGACCAAATTCTGATTGTAGTTTAGTTATCATGCCATAGTATTTAGATTGCGAAACTTTGAAACTCTTTGATTGAGGTAACACGGTGATAGGTGGTCCCTTTATTGTATATTTATCTTGCACATGTCCGTTTATATCTTCTATCATTTTAGCTAGTTTACCAGCAGCAGGTTGATTGCCTGATGTAGGATTACCTGACATGTCATATGTGGTTGTATTGTGGAATATAAGTAAAGCTTGACCATACGGAATAACATTTGTACTTCCTGGCCATATTACTTCTAGGTTCATGAATGTTTCACCATCAGCAAAGATTGATATTCTTTGTTTTTTCGATAACTTGCCTAATGCCGTTTCTAGATCCTTCATTGCAAAATTAAAACCATCGGATAATTCTCCTCTACCTGCCATCCAAGATTTAACTCCAGATAAATTCATTGCATTTTCACCCTTATCTTTTAAGTGTCCTTTATTTCTAGCTGCAATGAGTCCTCCTTTTTCTTTCCAAGATATAGCTAATGCTTGTCCATCTGTCTTTTCACGTGTTAATTTGAGCTGACCTTTAAGTGCGTCTTTTACAATTTTTTTGAGATCTGAAAATGTTAGATTCATCTTTATATCGAATGGATGATTCATATGACCCCAAGCTCCGCCTTCTAATAGTAGCCCTTCGGTTAAAGCTTCTCCTGGTTTCTGCTTCTTCATTGGTTCTTGCTTGGAAGATGATATAGATGCGTCTGCATCCATAAAGCTTAAGAATTCGTATCCAGCAACGGTCGCTATATGCTTAGACCATTTTGTCCATCTGGTATATGCAACTCTTCCTTTTTTATCTTTAAGTAGATTTGTTCCACCATATTCGCCTGGTACACCTATTGGAAAATAAGATACAGCTCCTGTTGGTCCTCCTGAGAAATCCTTTTTGAATTCTGTATCATGTTGAAAGAATTCGTCTTCTCCACTTATATAATTAAGTACTTCCCAACCTAAATCTCTTGCGGATTTTTTGCCGAATTTCTTCCAAGATTTCTGATTTCCCCAATATCCCCTAGGTCCATCGTCAACAGAATCTCCCATGTGGGTTGCGTTTTCCTTAAGTAAATCTGGAATGCTAAAATGGGTGCAGAATCTTTCGACTAAATCCTTTGCGTCGATTAACTTAGATGTTATTAAATCATATGCAGCTTGGTCAAATTTTCCATATATTTTTTTAAAATTTTTCTTACGTTTAATTGGATCTAGATCTGATAACATGTTTCTAACATCTGTTCCACTTAATGTAGATAATCTAGGTAATCCATAAACATATCCAGCATCAACATGTCCCTGCGTCATGTCTGCATTGTAGGGTGAGTAATACTTACCACCTAGTCTTCCTGCGTCTTTTTGTCCTACTGCTGTAATGTACCGTGTATCTTTGTTGAACTTAGATAATATCTCCTTTGGATTGTATGGATTTTTAACTTCTACAATTCTAGTGGAATTTATACCGAACATTTTAGATATTATACTTTGCTTTTCTTTAAAGTTCATTGGAGATTTTGGCATTTGAACTTTGTTAGATGTACATATATAAACGTTATTCTTTCCAAATTTGTCTACTAAATGTTTGTAGTTCTTATAATGCCCAGAATGAAACGGTTGGAATCTGCCTGCATATACTACAACAAGCTCATCTTTACTTTCATTGATAAACGATTCAGCTATCCAATTACCTAATTTCATTTTGTGTTCCTTAATTCTAGTTCAGCGTCTATCCAACTCTGTGCTATTTTATTTTGTATTGGGCGACGAACAAATTTAGACGCTGTTTGCTTGATTGATTTTGAGAAGTCAGCTTTAACTGAATTGTCTATGCTAATGAAGTTTTTGTCACCAAATAATGTTTTATATTTTTTTAGATTTGCTTGGCATTCTTTCCATGATCTGTTTACCAATTCTACTGGTACCCGTCTTGGTCTAGATTCGTTTCTAGATAATGCAACTTCTAGTGTGGTATTTATGAATGTCATATAACAGTCGTAGCCTTGCTTTTTCAACATTTTTACCTGGGCAGCGATCTTATTGTAGTCTTTACCTGTACCGTCTATCAATAAGCCAAGTTTGCCATTCAAATAATGCTTGAGTCTAGAACTAGTTATTGATTTTGCTGATTTGCGTATTTGTTGGGATTTGGCATATTCTTTAGCACTTAATTTTGTCATATCAAGGTCAATATTATGTTTTGCCATGATTAGCTCAAATGCTGAGTCTGAATTTACTCCCTTTAGTCCGTCGCTTGATACGGTTGGAGTTGATTCCGGCATACCGAATAATGAATTTGCTGCGAAGGATTTGCCTGAGCCTGGACCACCTGACATAAAAACTGCCTTAAATATTCCTGGATCATATGTGCCTTCATTCAATAAATCTATCATCTTTATCATATAATATAAATATCAATGTAATAGTTTAATGTATCAGCTATGTGAACCTATATGTAATCGGATTGGTCCGTGAAGTGGCCATTTGTACAATAATACACATCAGAGAATTCACCTATTTCTGAATCTGTTAGATTGTGATCATCTATGATTTTTATCAATGTGTCGTCAGTTCGTATAAGTCTATAATCTGACTCTGTGCATATGTACTTAGCACTTATTATATTATTAGCATTACATTCTATGCAATCCATATTAACCTCCAGTAATTGTTATGTTGTCTAGACATATATCGCCCTTATATGTTGTTCCAGATTTTGCGAAGAACCATACGTATACGCCAGCTGCATTGCCTGCAATATTGTTCAAGTCAATTTCAGCTTTTCTCCAATATCCTTGTGTAGATGTACTGGTATGTCCTGAAGTCTGCTGCTGGCCTGTTATCCGATCTGATGTCGTGGTAGCTGTCCCAGTGTTATTTGTCCAATGTAATATGTCACATCCGCCACCAGTATCAGAAGTAAATCCAAATCCAGAATAAGATTCTACGGAACTATCTGCGCTGGTTGCACTATCTGTAATTGCTACACCCAATGATCCTATATTCGCACCATACATATGATACCAGAATTCCAACTTTAAGGTGCTATTTGCTGCGGCCGAAGATAGGTCTATCTCAGGAGTTCGCAATACAAATCGCTTATTATATTGGCCAGATGTTTCAGTATATATATATTTACTGGCAGCAGTTGTTGCTCCAGTTGTTAGTGATTCGTTCATACCGTATTTAGGCCCAGTATTAGATGACGGAGTTGTTCCACCTTCAATATCCCATTTCCGAGTTGAAGTCGTTGAACCATAGATTGTCGCAGCAATATTATTCAACCAACCTGTTGGTGATACTCCATAGCCTTCGGATATGGCATTAAAGTTTTCCGATAGTAACGTTGCGCTTGATGCAGCTGGAATTGCTATTGCCGTCATATAGTATATGGAAGCTTTTGCTACACCAGATACTTTTGCAATAGTAGATATAGGGACGGCTGATACTTTCGCTATAAACGCTGGCATTATGCTATCTCAATCCAAGTGTTATCAGGGCTAAAATATATTGGTGCAGTTGTACCTGTGCTATAACCAATTATTCTAACGACATCCCCGGTTGCAGTTGGTTTAGTTTTTGATAGTCCACCGGCTGTTGTGCTTAAGTATATAGGGACTCCGGGTTCGCCAGCTGGATTTGACGTTGGATGGATGAGACCGCTAACCAGCATACCATCAGCTAATGCACTTGTTCCTACGGCCATTCCTAACATTGTTGTTCCATAGTTGACTGTTGCTGATGCAGCATGCCATGTGCCAGAACCCTTTAGATAGTATATTCCGCCAGCTACTGTTGAACCAGTTGCGGTGTATATCACATTTCCTTGTGCGGGTCGATATGTTGCGTGCAGTGAAGTTGGAAGTAACACAGTTTGATCAACATCTAGGTTATTACCAATAATTGTGTCAGTGAATACTGCAAGGTCATTAAACGTTGCACGACCATTGAAAGTTGACCTCCCTTCAGTAGTAACATCACCATTATTATTTATCGTCATTCGGACTGTATTATCTGTGCCAAACTGAATATCATTTGTTGTACTACCACTAATACCTATCAATAATGCGTTGGCAGTTGTACCAGAATATGGTAAATCATTTGGAGCATCACCAGCGTCACCAACATGGCCAATATAACTACCAATTCCACCACCATCTTGACTAAGTTTTATATATGAATTCTTGGATTCATCATCATTATTTGGATCAGCTGCTATTGTTAATGATGCATTGCCGGTTGTTGTTGATACCACCAAGTTACCAGCTATTGTTTGATTTCCACTAGCTAATGCTGTTGCAGTTCCAGCGTTACCAGTAATCGACGTTTGATCGCCTGTATTTGTTCCACTTAAATTTGAACCAGCTAATGTACCACTTGCACTTACGTGGCCAGAAGCTGTTACGTCACCATTCATAGTTATCGGATTTGCAGATTTACCTATCCGTATTGGCGTATTATTTTCATAACCTAAAGTCATAGCGGCAGCAGTATACATCCCAACTGGATGACCCTCAGAATAAAATCTGTCGGCAGATATATCGCCACTTGCACTTACATGACCAGAAGCTGTTATATCGCTTAACGAATTTATGCCGCCATACACTTTTAAACCTAGTCCTGCACTACTAGATATTATAGTTTCATTATCAGGTATCAGTGATAGGTCTTGATTTGCATATATTTCTAAGTCATCTGGCGTATCCGAATTAACCCCTATGTATGAGTTGGATGATCCTTCATGAAAAAGGACTCTATTGCTATTCATATTGAAATTGGACAATACATCTATTGTTGCTACTGGCGAATATATCTTTGGATTAGTAGAAGTCCATGTACTACCACCCCTAAGTTCTATTCCCCTAGCTGATGGTCCTACGAATAACGAACCTGTGTTGAGACTGTCTCCAATAGATAATCCCTTAAGGACTATTGAATCTAAAGAATGCACAACGCCACTCGCGCTTATATTGCCAGAGGCTGTTATATTTCCAGTAAACGTATGCTCGTCTGATACTGAATCTCCGAATGCTGTAGATCCTGAGCTAAATGAAGTTGTCATGTGTGTTACTGATGATGATATAATATAGTTTTCTGCTGTCAATGTTTCGACTGCAAAATTACTAGATACGCTCGAACCAGAACCATAGTATAACTTACCAGAATCTAAGTTTATTGCTAACTCGCCTTCTTCTAAGCTTGATGGAACGGAATTACCAGTTCCCCTTTTTATTCGTATTGTCTGTGACATATTGTGTTTCCTTATGTATAAATATCAACGTTATTAGAATGTTCCACCATCTATTGTGCCATCCATGTCAGTCAAGCTACCAATGTAACTAGTTGCCGTTATTGTTCCACTTGCGCTTACGTTACCAGACGCTGTTATATGTGTATCTACCTTTAAATTGCCGTATACTCTAGTCTCCATACTTTCACTGACGGAGAATAGTCGATTACCGTAACCAACTGCGCCACTATTACTTTCAATCACAAACTTAGCTGCGGGCTTTTGATCATCTGCATCCAATAATATTGCGAAACTTCCAGACCCCTTCTGCGTTATTGACCCCATTACTTCGTCTGGATCAGATAGTACTGCTGATTCTGCCCTAAGTATAGTTGATCTACTACCAGCTGTAGCATTAACAGCTACGAATCCCTGAGTCTGAGTTCCTATTTGTACAGATGAGGCTGCGCCAAATGCACCCATGTTGACTTCTTTTACTCTAATTTTTTTGTAATCACTACCTGATATAAATTGTACGTCGCCACTTGTATTATCAATACCCATTCTAGCATGCTCTACTGCATCGGATCCTGAATCATCGGCTGATGCACTATAGAATATAATTGAACCAGTTGAAACGTGAATGTGTCTAAATGGGAATCGCTTGCTACCCAATGAATGGTATTCTGGTCTATCCGGAATCACATCTCCACCAACTATTGTTGCTCCATTCCTAACGTATAATGAATAATGAGCTTCACCGGGTCCCTTGAAGAACGTCTCAAGCTTACCATCATTATACGTTTGCTTTTCAGATCCAGATATACCAATTATTGCAGGTCCAGACTTCAAATTACCCTCTATTGCATGGTTATCAGTTGTTGCATTTCCGAACGAAGTGTTACCAGTTGATGTTATGGTTGCAAAAGTTGCATTTGTGTTGGTTGTTGCCTTTGTATTGATATTTGTTTGCAATATTGAGCTAGATGCATTTAATTGTGCGTTAGTGGAATAGGCTGTTAAGTCTTGATCTCCACTATTATGCCCTATTATATTGGATGCGCTGATATGTCCGCTTGCACTAACCGTTGTTACATTTGTTATTGCATTACTTGCCATATCTAAAGTCTGCGTTGCAGTATGGTCGCCTAGATCATCTGCTCCAGCGATAGCCGTTGAAAGAGAAGCCGAAACATCAGCAAATCCACCTAAAGAGAATGTGCTAGTTACTTCTAAGCTACCAGTTATAACTGCATCTCCAGTATATGGAAAACCTGCGCCTGATCCTCCAGTGATTCCCTGATATGCAGATGCGCTTAGTGTACCTGCTATTTCGAAGTCGCCTATCAATTTTAGTGGTGATGTTATTGTTTGTATTGCACCAGCAGAACTCAAAGAGAATTTATCCGGATCTATATAATTGTACGTTAGAGGGTAGTATGTTACCAATCCCCTAGAGGCGTTACGATCTTCCTTCACATATGTACCAGCGAACTGTTTTTTCGGATAATAGACATCGTAAGTAGCATTATTTGATTGTGAAGGGTAGTTTTGGAACCAGACAGTATCTCCTGATGATGATACTACATATTTTACGCCATATACACTGTGTGATGCATAAGTTGT